ATCTTGGTCAATGAATGCCAAGACTGGTTTGTGGATTTGTCACTCTTGTGGTTCTCGTGGAACGTTGTCGAGCCTTGTCTCAGAGTTGTCAGGTGAACCCGACAGCATCATTGCAGTGCACACCTTCCTTATCCAGTCTGGCTTAGACCGTCTCACAACTGATCCTGTTGAGGAAAAGCAACCAGAAGTTGACTGGCGTTTGTTCTCTCAATTTGAAGCGCCGTCTGACAATAGGTTGCTGACCAGGGCAATCTCTCGTGAGTCTGCACTTAAGTACGGCATCAGGTTTTCTCGTGATAAGCAAGCATGGATCTTGCCCATGACTACAGCGTGGGGTGAACTTCTCGGATGGCAAGAGAAGTACGCCAACAAAACTTTGAATTATCCAACGGGTATCAAGAAGTCAGAAACACTGTTTGGTCTTGACAAAGCAGCACACTCAATTGGGTTACTTGTAGAGTCACCACTTGACGTCGCTCGTCTTGATACGGTGATTGACGGCATCAGCGGAGTTGCATCATTTGGTGCACACATCAGCACTAAGCAAGTATCACTGTTGGCTGAACACTTTGATTCTTTGATTGTTGCTCTCGACAATGACGAAGCAGGTATCAATGCTGCAAAGAAGTTGCAACGTGTACTTCCTGCATTCCGTTTTGGTGTAAAATGGTTGCACTACGCACACACGGACGCAAAAGACATCGGTGAAATGACGCACGCACATCTCGTACAGGCAGTTACAGAAGCATCAGTATTCCCCTGGTGGTTGCATGTTTAAGGGTAAGTTGTACCCTTTCCAAGAGGAAGCCACAGAGTCAATGATTGACCGTGGACAGATGCTCCTAGCCCTTGTCATGGGTGCTGGTAAAACTGTTACCACTATCGCTGCTATCGAGCGGTTGATTGAATCCAATGAAGTATCTAAGACTCTCGTCGTTGTTCCGTCTGCCCTTAAGTTCCAATGGGCTCGAGAGATTGCCAAGTTCACCACGTCCTCAGCCATTGTGATTGACGGTGCTGCTGCCGCACGCAAGAAGCAATGGAGAACTGCTATTAGCGCTCAGTATGTCATTGTCAACCCAGAGTCACTGAGCAATGACCTGGTGATGTTTGAGAAGCACAAGTTTGATGCCATTGTCGTTGATGAGGCAACCATGATCAAGTCTCCTCGTGCCAAGCGTTCTCGTTTGATCAAGCGCATTGGTAAGCGTTACCACTATCGCTTTGCACTCACTGGTCAGCCCATTGAGAACAGACCAGAAGAATTGTTTTCTATCATGGAGTTTGTCGACCCGTCTGTCCTTGGGAAGTTCGAAGTCTTTGATAGGACGTTCATTGTTCGTAACCACTTTGGTAAGCCCACGAGATACCGCAACCTGAAGACGCTTCACGAGAGCATGCAAGGTGTGATGGTACGAAAGACCAGAGAAGACATTGCAGATCAATTGCCACAGGTCATCTATCACTTTGTTCCAGTTCCTTTTGATTCTGCTGGTGCTTCGTCTTACCGTGTAATTGCTAACGACTTGTTAGACAGCATCTCAAAAGCAATCAGCCAGCAGGGTAGAAGTTTTGATTTGTGGGCTCACTACTACGGAAACAAGACAGCGATGGAAGCACAAGGAGAAGTGATGTCTAAGTTGACGACATTACGCATGTTCTGTGACAACCCACGGCTTGTACACATTTCTGCCCAGATGTTTCTCAACGACACCAATCAGCAGGGAAGTAAGCATGCTGCTGAGATGGTTGCTAAGGGCGTTGTATCCGACAAATACAACACCCCTAAGTTGGATGCAGTGCTTCAATACATTGAAGATGTCCTGTCAGAAGATCCCAAGAACAAAGTTGTACTGTTCTCCTTCTTCAAGAACAACTTGCGCCTTATTCAAGAGGCAACCAAGCACCTCACCAATAGTGTTTTGTTCATGGGTGGCATGTCCACTGAGGAACGTGATGTTTCCAAACAGAGGTTTGCTACCGATCCCAATACCAGGTTGTTTTTGTCTTCAGACGCTGGTGGGTATGGAGTCGACCTCCCTATTGCCAACTACCTGATTTCCTATGATTTGCCCTGGAGTGCTGGAAAACTTGACCAGAGAGAGGCTCGTATCATAAGGTTGTCATCTGAGTTCCCGCACGTTAACATCGTGTCGTTCGTTATGAAGGGAAGCATTGAAGAAAGGCAATACGAGATGCTTCAGGAAAAGCGAAACATCAACAAGGCATTTGTTGACGGTGGTTACGACAGTAAGGGAAACTTTCAACTGAACTTGGGTGCACTAACCTCGTTCTTAACAAACAGTGAGGTATAAAAATGGCAAAGATTGTACGAGAAGAAACAGCACAGCATTCGATGGACAAAGAGTTCATTCGCAAGACGCTTCAGGAATACCGTAACAGCAAGGAACTGCTTGAGGGTTTGCAGAAGCGCATGGATGGTTACAAGGAATCACTTGTCGACATCCTTGTCACCTACGGTCAGCCAGATGAGAAGGGTCACCTCTGGGTGGAGTTTGAAGATGTTGAGATCAAGCGTGAGCGCCGTGTGTCTCGTTCATTCAATGCATCAGCCGCAGAGGCATGGGCTAAAGAGAACGGACACTGGGACACCGTCAAGGAAGTCATTGAGGTCGTGAACGAAGATAAGATTCTTGGTCTTGCGTGGAACAACGATGAGTTGCAAGAAACCATCAAGACCTTCTACGCCGAAAAGGAAACATGGGCTCTCAAAGTCTGAACGACATCTTCGGAGACTTGCCTGATTATCCAGGGAAGAAGCAGCCTAAGAACAGGCGCTCTTCCAAGGATTCAGATGGCGACGATCCGTTTAAGTTTCTCCGCACCACGGAATACATCGTGCGTGGGGAGAAAATGGCCTTCTACACCATTGGTGAGTTGGCTAAGGCTCTTAACAGGAAGCCTGTAACCCTCCGACAGTGGGAAGCACGTGGGTATATACCTACGCCCACCTTTAGGACTCCTCCACCAGAGGGGACACAGATTCCAGGAAAAACTGTTAAGGGACGTAGGCTTTACAGCCGAAAGCAAGTAGAGTTGTTGATCTACGCAGTGGACCACTTTGGACTTAACCATCCAAGGACGGAACATCAAAACTGGGTAGGCTTCAAGCAATACGTAAAAGAGCAATGGTCCAAGTAACAACGACACACAGGAGATAACGAATCATGTCAAATCGATACGATGACTTTGAGGACGACGAGCAGGAGTTTGAAACTCCTTTCCCCTCCAAGGCACAAACCAAAATCACAGCAAAGCCAAAGCAAGAAGAAGCAGAAGCGGAAGCACCACGCAAGACAATCAAGCGTGGCTGGGGTGCAGCAGAGCGTGTCCAAGAGGCAACCTCTCCATACGCACAGCGCTTCAAGGTAACTGAGGACACACAGGTCATCAAGTTCCTTGAGGACGAGCCCTACGCATCGTTCCGCACGCACTGGATCGACGGTCGTCAAGGCCAGAAGTCTTTCGTGTGTCTGCACGACGACCCAAACGGGTGCCCACTCTGTGCAGCAGGTAGCCGTCCAAGCACGAAGTTTGCTTTCAACATTGCCGTTGTCAACAACGAAGAGGAACTCATCGTTCGTTCCTTCGAGGTTGGCGTTCGTCTCATCGACCAGTTGAAGAACTTCCACCTTGACCCACGTCAGGGACCGCTGTCCAAGAACTATTGGGCAGTATCCAAGACGGGCAAGGGAGCGCAGACGCAGACCATCTTGCAGATGGTTCGTGAGCGTGACCTCGAGGAATGGAATCTCACCGCACTGAGCGAGGACGACCTGCAGGTTCTTAAGAACAACTCTTACGACCCGAGCATCATCCAGATTCCTACTCGCACTGAACTGTTGGAGATTGCAACCGAATTGCTTGACGCCAAGTAATCGGTATGCAACTCACGGTACACACCGCTGAGGAACTGCACGAACTGGTAGAAGTAGTCTCACATTACAAGGCGTTTGCCTTCGACCTTGAGACTCGTGGTGTTCTTGAGCGTCACGCAGATGTGCTTGCACTCTTTGACAAGGAGTGTAAGGATCACATTGCAACGCTCAAGAACACTTCACCAGAAGTAGTTGCCCGTTCCACTGAAGCGATTCGTTCTCAATACCTCAAGAACCTTGCCCTTGATCCACTTCGCAATGAAGTGTTTTGGATTGGTATCGCAACACACGGGCGCTCATGGGCTATCCCCATGGGTCATAAGTTTGGTGAAGTGCTTGTCCCAGAGGAACGTGGTGATGGAACCACAGTCCCACCACCTGGGTATCGCAAGTTGCTCAAGGACGGAAGTGAGTCCATGGCAAAAGCCAAGTACGTCATCCCAGGAACGTACTCAGATGCACCAAAGCAGTTGTCTCGTTCTGAGGTGCTCGAGATTCTTAAGCCACTGTTCTTCAGCGACTTCATCAAGGTTGGGCACAACGTAAAGTTTGATGCCCGATCCCTTAGCAAGTATTACGACGGTGTACCACCAGGTCC